AAATATACATTTTGTGCCTGGTGTGCAAAAATTTGGTTTGAAAAACAAAAATTTAAACCACCAACCGTCTAAGTCATATGATCTAATATCTATTGGAATGATATTTGTGTTTATAAATTCTTCTGGTTGGTCAGTTAAACAATAGTGAATAAACGGTCCACTTAAAAATTTTTTACATGAATCATTTATGGCCTTTACAAATTTGATATTATATTTTGGTTTTACCCATATACTATAAAGGTGGTACATGTTGGATCCTATTAGATTCATATGCTATAAATGGGGAAGCAAATACCCAAGTATATATGTTAACCGTTTATATGCTATGATTAAGAAAAATTATGATAAAGCTTTTATATTTCATTGTATAACAGATGATGCAACTGGAATACGACCAGAAGTGATTGTAAATGATATTGATTCACTTAGTGCATTTCGTGGTACACCAGAAAATATGTTTACTATTGAAAAACTAAGTGCCTTTAAAAAAGGATTCTTAGATTGTGAGGGGCCATATGTTTTATTAGATTTGGATATTCTAATTCATGGCAATCTTACCGAATACCTTAGCAATTGCTTTAGTGAATTTAGATTGATCTATAATTATTGGCAACCAAAAGATGCAGTCATAACACATTATGGTCACAATTATTGCGTAATAAATTCTTCGTTTGTAACATGGCAAGGCAATCAAGCCGATCATATTTTTCAATACTATAAAGATAATATGACTAGAATATCGAAGGTTTATTGGAGTCTAGATCATTCAATGTTTTATTTGCAGGAAGGTAAATATTATCATCATCCTAAAGGTATAGTTTATACCTATAATGCCGGTGCTTTCTGGCCCAATGATACTGCTAAGGGTGTTTATAGAGAAGATTATAAAATATGCTTATTCAATAATTCTCATGGTGTTGGATTTGATTTAAATGAGACAAAAGGATGGGCAAATGATATGTGGGTAAAATATGATGAATTATAATGAGTTATTTTCAGAAATTCACAAAAAAGCAAAACATCTAATTGAACTTAATCCAGGACCAGTATCTTTAGTAATACGAAATAGTGTATCAATAACATACGTTGTACCAGAATATGAATCTACATTAGAATTACTAAACCATGTAAAAGACGGTAATAATGTATTAATATTAGCATCTTGGTTGTCTCTTATGACACTTGAAATGTTTAGTAGAGATGGTAGAATAAAAAATGTTACCTTATTAGATCATGATAGGTCTGTCATTTCTTTGGGTCAGACCATAAAGACAATGTATCCAAATATGAATATAGAATATATCAGAAAAAATGTTGTATTCAATGATATTAGTAAATATCTTGTAAATCGGCAAGTTATAATTGTACCATCAATAAACATGCTATTACCATTTGACGAATTGCTACCAAATCTACCAAAAGATACTATGGTATCCGTATCTGGCACCAGCAATATGAAAATGAGATATGGTAATCCGATCTATAATGCCGATGATCTTAGATCACAGATTACATGTCGAGAAGTATTTTTTGCAAAACAATATGATAGTACTTGGGGTATAAACAATTTTGGTACTTTTAAATTCATAACCTCTGTTGTAGTAGCAAGAATCTAAATAGGCCGTGATCTAGCTATAATATGAATAACAGTATAGCTGGAGGATGCCTGATATGGCTGAAGTTAAAAAAGAAGAGATGGTAGCTAATACACAGCCCACCGATGCAGATATTCAAAAACAGAATCAGAGCTTTTTTGTAGCAAAAATTTCTGTATTATCACTTGCTACAATTATGGTATCTGTTGTTTTTGTTTTGTTAATTAGCATTTTTCATCCTGACGTGAGCAATGACAAAATTTTTGAAGTCATTGGTCCAGCATTCCAGACTGTAGTTGGGTGCTTTGTTGGGATGGTATCGGCCAATTTCATAAGGAAATAAGGCTATGGATCAGCTATTAAATATTGTAAAGACAGTAGCACCATCTATCGCGACTGCGATGGGTGGACCGCTTGCTGGTATGGCGGTTCGCACTCTTTCTGAGACTTTGCTGGGTAAACCTGACGGTACACCTGAAGAATTGGCTGATGCTGCCAAGAATGCGACACCAGATCAACTTCTAGCCCTCAAAAATGCTGAAAATCAATTTAAGCTTGAAATGAAAAAGCTTGATGTTGATCTGGAGCGTATTAGCGCAGGTGACCGCGATAGCGCAAGACAGATGATGGTTCAGACAAGAGACTGGACACCTCGTGCCCTTGCTGGTGTTATCACAGTGGGTTTCTTTGGTGTGCTAATGTATATGCTCATGTTTGGTCTACCCGCTGCAGGTGGTGGTGAGGCTATGCTTGTCATGCTAGGTACATTGGGTACAGCATGGGGTGCGGTTGTCTCATTCTATTTTGGTTCTTCGGCTGGATCTCGGGCTAAAGATGAAGCTGCGTCTGGAAAGAAGTAAGCCATAAATAGCCTTGCTCAGGTCTGGAGGTAGGTATGGCGGTACCGACAACGCGTAAGCTTTTTAAGGACTATTGCCTTCGTCGGCTAGGTTCTCCAGTTATTGATATTAATGTTGATGATGGTCAGGTAGATGACCGCATTGATGATGCTCTTGCATATTATCGAGATTTTCATTTCGATGGTACAGAGCATGTCTATGTCTCCTATAAGATTACCCAAGCCGATGTGACTAACAAATATATTACCTTGCCTGAAGACATCAATTATGTCATTCGCATATTTGATATTGGTCGCGCAACCAGCGTATCCAATCTATTCAATATTCGGTATCAGATTCACTTGAATGACCTTTTTGACTTTTCTAGCACAACCTATGTGCCTTATGTTATGGGTATGCGTCATATCGAAGAATTAGAACAGATATTTGTTGGAAGTAAACCCATTCGTTTCAATCGCCACAATAATCGGTTGTATGTTGATATGAAATGGGACACAGATGTCAAGCCTGATGATTTTATTATCATCGATGCATATCGTACTTTGGACTCGGCCACATACAGTGATGTTTGGTCAGACCCCTGGTTAAAGAAATATGCAACGGCTCTTATCAAAAAGCAATGGGGTGAAAATCTCAAGAAGTTTGAAGGCATGAATCTTCCTGGTGGTGTGAAATTCAACGGTCAGAAGATTTGGGATGAAGCCAATGATGAAATTAATACTCTTGAGAAAGAAATGAATAGTGGTTATAGCTTGCCTGTTATGGATATGATGAATTGATATGGCGGTAAATAAATATTTTCGCAACTATAGCTACGGCCGAGAACAAAGGGTAGAGGATGACCTTACAGTAGAGGCCATCAAGATTTATGGTGTCGATGTGCAATATATGCCGCGCACCATATTCAATGAAATTGAAGAATTTGGTGAAGATCCATTATCACATTTTACTCTGGCCGTTCCTATAGAAGTATATGTAAATAATCTTGAAAATTTTCAAGGTGAAGGTGATTTTCTAAGCAAATTTAATTTAGAAATTCGTGATCAAATTACTTTAACAATGGCACGGCGCCGTTGGGATCAAATTCGCACAGAAAAACTTATTGATGAAGTTGGCAACATATATCTTACAGAAACCAATCCTGCGATATATTCTTCAAATACGGATAATTATCTTCTAGAGACAGGTAGCGCAAATGGATATTCGATATCATCATCGCGCCCGCTTGAAGGTGATTTGATATACATTCCATTTATCAATAATGGTAATGGTGCGATATATGAAGTTAAATTTGTAGAACATGAACGTGTATTCTACCAGCATGGAAAGCTATACACATATGAAATGACTTGCGAGCTATTCCGCTACAGCTCTGAACGTCTTGATACTGGTAATAGTGATATTGATATAATTGAAACTCGTAATAGTCGCGATATACAGCAATATCAATATCTCATGGAGAATAGCGATATATTTGTCATGGAAGAAGGTAGCAATCTGATACAAGAATATCGTCTTGAGGATATTGCATCAACAGCCAATAATGAGTTATTTACTCAGAGATCATTCATCGACGTGGATTTCAGCGAGAGAAATCCATTTAGCGAAATTGATAGGTACTAAAACATGCCTATATTCGGTTCAACATTTTATCATCAGACACTACGCAAATATGTAGTAGCATTTGGTAATATGTTTAATAACCTGACAGTCGAGAGACTTGACTCAACAGGTAAATCTTTGCAGACATTAGAGATACCAATCTCATATAGTCCAAAAGAAAAATGGCTTGCTAGAATCAGAGATAATCCTGATCTTACTGGTCAAGTGCAAACAATATTACCTAGATTGGCCTTTGAGATTACGGGTTTTGAATATGATGGATCAAGACGTTTATCATCTGTAACTCGTAATGTATCAACATCATCATCCGATTCTAATATTCTTAAATATCAAAGAACTCCAGTCCCTTGGAATATTAATTTTGCTTTACATTCTTATGTAAGAACCGCCGATGACGGTGTTCAAATTATGGAACAGATACTTCCGTATTTTGGACCCGAATGGACAAATACATTAAATCTAATTAATGAGATGGGCATCAAGATGGATGTTCCCACTATATTGAATGGCTTAAATATTGACGACACCTATGAGGGTGATTATGAAAATAGGCGTGCTCTAGTTTATACTTTTAATTTTACCATGAAATGTTGGTTTTTTGGTTCAGTTCGTAATAGCTCGGCTGGTGGTATTATCAAGCGTACCAAAATCAATCTTCATGCAATGGATACTCGTGCAAAGGCAAATACGCTTTATGGTATAACCATAGATATCACTGATGAAGAAATCGCGCAGGCACTAACAACTTCTCGTGTGCAAATTCAACCTGGTTTATTTGCTAATGGTGTTGGTACTGCAAATAGTGCAGCATCAATTAATCCTAATTTGATTCAAGCCAATTCAGCTTGGAAATATGCACCTAATACTTTCTTTTATCCGGGTGGTGTGAAATATGACCCAATAACAGGACAGGATACATAAATGAGTGATCTACATGATGGTCTGCGAGATGCATTAAATTTACCAGAAGTACAGAAAAAAGAAAATTTACCAGCCATAGTCGAAGAAACCAAAGGTGATCCTCTTGAGGTTGATTATGATGAGGCTCGCAAAAATCTTAAAGATGTAATCGGAAAAGGTAAAGATGCGCTTGAGGGTTTATTGCTTCTAGCTCAAAGTACAGATTCACCTAGGGCCTATGAAGTTGTTGGACAGCTTATTAAGACCATATCTGATGTAAGCAAGGATCTAATAGACCTTCAAAAGCGCGTCAAAGATATTAGAGGTGAAGCACCTGCGCCTAGCACAATAGTAAATAATGCAGTATTCATTGGTAGCACAGCTGAGCTTCAAGCTATCATAAACGGCCGCAAAGATGATGTGATTAACGGTGAGGCCACTGATGTCTGAGCATTACTTAGGTAATCCGAATTTAAAGAAGGCTGGAGTCAAGGTAAATTATACCGAAGACCAGATTATAGAATATCACAAGTGTGCTAAAGATCCTGAATATTTCATAACAAAATATATGAAAATTGTGAATGTTGACAAAGGTCTTGTCAATTTTAATATGTACAAATATCAAACTAAGATGGTGAAGACCTTTAAAGAAAATCGATTCTCAATATGTAAGATGCCTCGACAGTCGGGTAAATCAACGGTCGTCACAGGATTTATTTTGTGGACTATTCTATTTCAAGACAATCAGAGTATTGCCATTCTAGCTAACAAAGGTAGTTTGGCACGAGACATGTTGAGTAAGATTCAGCTTGCATATGAACATCTACCTTGGTGGATGCAGCAAGGTGTCGTAATTTGGAATAAGGGTAATATTGAAATTGAGAATGGATCAAAAGTTTTATCATCTGCTACGTCTGCAAGTGCCATTCGCGGTGGATCATTCAACTTAATTTTTCTTGACGAATTTGCATTCGTACCTAGAAATATTGCTGAAGAATTTTTTGCATCAGTCTATCCTACAATTAGCTCTGGTAAAACTTCTAAAATTATCGTTGTATCAACACCTAACGGCCTTAATCACTATTACAAGATGTGGGTCGATGCGACTGAGAAACGAAGCGAATATGCACCAATCGAAGTGCATTGGCGTGATACACCAGGCCGTGATGATAAGTGGCGCGAGCAAACTATTCGCAATACAAGCGAAGATCAGTTTAGACAAGAATTTGAAACTGAGTTTCTTGGAAGTACTCTGACCCTTATCTCAGGTTCAAAGCTGCGTTCCATGGCATTCCGTAATGTAACCAGAGATGGTTGGGGTGTCGACATATATCAGAATCCCGAGCATAAGCATACCTATGCCATCATGGTTGATACCGGTCATGGTGTGGGTCTTGACTATTCTGCATTTACTGTGATAGATGTATCACAAGCACCTTATCGACTTGTAGCAAAATATCGAAATAATAATGTTGTTCCGTCATTCTATCCGGAAATCATAGCCAGATATGCTAAAGCTTATAATAATGCATATATTCTTGTGGAGACAAATGATGTCGGTAAAACTATTGCTGAAGTTTTACATCGTGATCTTGAGTGTGATAATGTGTTATCGACTACCCAAATGGGTCGAGCCGGGCAACAACTCAGCGCAGGGTTTTCAGGTAGGTCACAGCTTGGTGTAACAACATCAAGATTTGTCAAGGCCGTTGGTTGTGCTAATCTAAAAGAACTTGTTGAGGGTGATAAGCTTCTTATCGAAGATTTTGATATTATTGAAGAATTATCGAATTTCGTATCAAAGGGTAATTCATTTGAGGCTGAGGAAGGTTATAATGATGATCTTGTAATGACTCTAGTATTATTTGGTTGGTTATCAAAACAATCATTTTTTAAAGAACTTACCGATATAGATATACGGCAAAGAATTGCTGATGAGAAACTGCGGGAGATGGATGAAGACCTTCTACCTGCCGGTTTCTATGATGATGGTATGAATGATGATCCGACTGCGCTTGATGGTTCAGGTAACGTTGGTGATGATGCTTGGATTGATCGCTGGATCCGAGTCTGATGGCATTTTTATAAATATCGTGGATGGAACTACATCAGACATCTAGGAGGAAATGATCATGGCATTTCAGATTTCCCCCGGCGTTAACGTGAGTGAGATTGACCTCTCTACTATCGTTCCTGCCGTTAGCACTACGGAAGGCGGTATTGCTGGCGCCTTCCGTTGGGGTCCTGTCCAAAAGCGAATACTCATTGATAATGAGGATACGCTCGTTAATCAGTTTGGTAGACCGGATTCAAATACCGCTGCCGACTTTTTTACGTCCGCCAGCTTTCTTGGCTATGGTAATAAGTTATTTGTTGTGCGCGTCATTAATGAGGCTGGTTCTACAAGCAATGCACGTAATGCGATTTCAAATGCAGCTAATACGACAAATACTGTCATCAAAAGTGATGATGATTATGAGCTAAATTTTTCAAGCGGAATTTCAGGTGTTGGTAATTTTGTTGCGAAATATCCTGGTGAGCTTGGTAATTCTTTACGCTTCTCCATATGTCCATCAGCAAATGCTTGGTCCAGCACCTTAACGGGTACCATTGCATTTACTAATAACAGCACAACTGTCACGGGTTCTGGATCTGCTTTCAATTCGCAGATTCGAATTGGTGATATTTTGCTGGCTGGGCCTGATAGAAGCGAAGTTCAAGTTGCAGCTGTGACAAATAACACAAGCTTGACTCTTCGTACCAAATATGTTGGTAATACTGTAGCATCACAATCATCTGTTGCGCGTCGTTGGGAATTTTTCAATTTCTTTGATGGTGCTCCAGGTACTACAGAATTTACATCACGTCAAGGTGGATCAAATGATGAGATGCACATTGTAGTTGCTGATGAAGATGGTCGTTGGTCAGGTAGAGCCAATACTGTCATTGAAAGATTTGCTGCTGTATCAAAGGCATCTGATACCCTTACTATTGATGGTGCTACCAACTATTACAAAAATGTAATCAATGAACGCTCAGAATATCTTTGGTGGACAGCTCATCCATCAGGTATTACAAATGCTGGTAAAGCGTCATCAACTGGTTCGAATTTTGGTGTTGGTGCTCAGTCTCTGCCAATCAATAGCTCAATGGTTTACGGTCGCGACGGTGCTACACCGCGGCAGGCCGATTACATTGTTGGTTATAATAAATTTGCCAATCCTGAAGAAGTCGATGTATCATTGATTTTGACAGGTGATGGTAATCAGACCAAAGCTATTCATGTTATCAATAATGTGGCCGAAGCACGCAAAGATTGTATTGCGGTTATCTCACCACGTCGTTCAGATGTTGTGAATAATTCAAGCTATATCGGTAAAGAAGTCGATGATTCGATTACTTTCCGCGATCTGCTTCCATCATCATCTTATGCGGTGCTGGATAGCGGTTACAAATACATTTATGACAAATATAATGATTTGTATCGTTATGTACCGCTAAAT